TGCGTTTGACATTCGCATGGTCGCCTCTGCCCTCCAATAGTAAACGAGCGAAGGAAACATAGGCTCAAAGGTTTATATGAAAGAAATCTACGGAAATATGTGGGATTTCTACGGTCGTGACAACTATATTGTTTGCATCACGACCAATGGCTTCGTCAAGAAGGACGGAACTGCCGTAATGGGTCGAGGCTCTGCTCTCGAAGCCAAACAACGATGGCCTTGGTTCCCAAAGGCTCTTGGAGAGAGCATCCGAAAGAACGGAAACGTCGTAAGAATCTTCAACACGAGCGAGGATAACATCGACGGAATCGTCGTATTTCCTGTCAAGCATAACTGGTGGGAGATGGGAAATCTTGAGCTCATTCAGGAAAGCGCAAAGGATTTGGAAGCTTTTGCAATCGGAGCCTCGGACCACATTTTCATTCTTGGTCGTCCCGGATGTAACAACGGTCGCTTGGAGTGGAAAGACGTAAAACCTCTTATTGAGTTTCTGCCGGACAACGTTCATGTCATTACGAGAAAGGTTATCATTTGAGCGACGAACTAAACATCGACCAAGTAATCGTCGGAGACCGCGTTCGAAAGGACTTCGGCAACCTCGACGAGCTTTGCAATTCCATTACCTCGGTAGGGCTGATTCAACCTATTGTAATCACTCGAGACCTACAGCTCATCGCCGGTGAGCGTCGCTTGCGAGCTTTGAAGAAGATGGGCGTCAAGGAGCTAATTCATGGCAAACTCTTTATCTTTAACGACGAACAAGACAAGCTCAAACTCCAAGCGATGGAAATCGAAGAAAACGTCAAACGCAAAGAGCTCAGTTGGCAAGAAACAATCCTTGCCAAGAAACGCCTTCTTGAAGTTATGGTGCAGATACACGGCGTCGCTCGGCCCGGCTATCCTAGCCGAAGCGATCAGCTTGGAATCACGAGTGCGGGATTTGGTATCAACAAACTCGCTGCGCTTCTTGGCGAGTCAAACGCCCAAACTTCAAAAGATATCGAGCTTGCTAATCTCATTGAACAGGTACCTCAGCTACGAGCAGCCGAAACAAAAGAAGCCGCGCGCCGGCAAGTCTCGCTTGCGATGACGGTCGCGACTGCGACGCAGCAGCAGGCTTTGAACCCTCCGAAGACGGACCAAAAGTGGGAGTTATTCCCTGGAGACTTCGTTAACAATGTTAACAATATCGAACCGGCAAGTGTTGATTTTGTCGTTGTTGACCCCCCATACGGAGAGGACACTCAAGGCATGGGGCCAAACTCGAAGCAACTTATCGCCAACCCGTTCAACGACAGTTTGGCCTCCACTAGAGATTTATACGTTCTCATGGCTGATGCAGCATGGAGAGTTCTTCGAGAGAATCGCTTTTCGGCATTCTTTTTTGGATTTGCGGTCTATTCCGACCTCGTTACCTCTTTGCAGGCTACAGGATTCCAAGTCGACTTGACGCCTTTGATTTGGATTAAGAACACAGTTATCAACACAACTCCCTACACCCGCTATGGTCGTTCCTACGAACCGATACTAATCGCCCGCAAAGGCAAGCCTAAGCTAATGAGGCCATCGCAGCGTGATGTTATTGCTGTGCAGAATGTTATAACGCGCGGAACTCAAGAACAGAAGTTCTACCAAGCTCAGAAGCCAGTCGAGCTTATTGAGAAACTCATCCTTGACATGTCACCTCCCGGCTCAACTGTGTGTGATTTCTGCGCCGGCTCAGGTACAACCGGAGTAGCCGCGTTGAAGAACGGGCGGCGTGTTATTCTGTTCGAGAAAGACGTAGTCGCGTGCAACATCATCAAAGCGAGGCTTGGTGCTCTATGATGCCTGAAGATATTACAAGGGACGGGAACGAGGATATTCTTCAGGAGATCGAAGAAGATATGGAGGGCCTAAACGATGCCGACGAAATCGAAGACGATTGATCTTGTCAATCATCCTCCACACTATACATTCGGTAGAATCGAAGTGATTGATGCTATCGAGGACTGGAATCTTGATTTTCATCTTGCTCAGGTTGTAAAGTACGTCGCTCGTGCAAGACACAAAGGAAACTTCGTCGAGGACTTAAAGAAAGCTCGTTGGTATCTCGATAGAAAGATTACGAATGAGAATAATAAACCCAAGTTGGAATCTTCTAAGACCAGAAAACGCTGAGGCTGGGGTTGACTGTCTTCGTTTTATTGAGAGAATGGCGAGAATTAGTCACCACTCCGAAGACAAGCAAACCCTTGACTCATGGGAACGTTTTGTTAGGACTGTGGTCCTTGAACATGGTGACTGGTCAGTTGTCGAGCATTCAACCGCTACGGCTTTGTTTCGCGTCAATCGTGGTGTTACTCATGAACTTGTTCGGCACCGCCTTTTTAGTTTTACTCAAGAAAGTACTCGATTCGTGAACGGACGAAAAAGTTATCCGAACGGTCTTGAATTTATCGAGCCGGTAAAGACGGATGGTTTTGGTCTTGCTTACGAAACAGCCGAAGCCGTGTATCTCGCAGCACTCGATAGCGGAGTGCGACCTCAAGAGGCTCGTGCAGTTCTTCCAAACGCTTTAGCCTCAACCATTTCAGTTACGGGGAATCTTCGGAATTGGAGGCACCTCCTTATAATGAGGACTACTAAAGAAACACATCCAGACTTTCGTCAAGTAACAATTCCTTTGCTTTTAGAGTTTAAGACAAGAGTTCCATTGTTGTTTGACGATATTGTTCCAGAGGAAAAACAGTCTATTAATATGAGGCTGCCTCGATGACGACTCAACCCCTACAGCCGGATGAAAACCTCTTTACCTGTACGATGAAGTGTGCTATGTGTTTGAAGACTCTCGGCTCTCAGAAACACATTCCTCATACTCCTTTTAGCGGTGAGCCGGTTCGCTGGTCAACAGTCAAAGCGAATTATACGCCTTGTGCAGAGCATCCAAATTACGGCTTTATGGTTGAGTGGTCGCCGGAGGACTAACATGGCAGATAAGCTGTTCAACGAAACTGGACACGCCTCAATCGACGACCGAAACACAGAAGCCATACGCCTTATCGACGAGCTATATCCAAACGTCGCAGCGATGCTTCAGCACGAACGGCAATTCGTCGACGATATGAACGATAGGAAAGAACGCAACGAACTACGTTGCTCGGGCAAACAGCTCTATTGGCTTCGTGACCTCTACGAGAAATACTGTATCTAATGGGTCCAAAAACAGTAGCTTTGAAGGCGCTTTGCGCCTCGCTCGGACGCAAATACGTAGGCTTTCGTGGCTCTCCGACAGCGCCGATTTGGATAGTCGGGGAAGCGCCGGGGAGCGACGAAGACCAAGCCGGCGTGCCGTTTGTCGGTTCGTCTGGTAGAGAATTAGATAGAATGTTGACTGAGGCAGGAATACCTTCGGGACTGTGTTGCCTCGTCAATCCGTACAAGGTACGTCCTCCCGACAACGATATCTCAAGAATCGAGGAGGTGGGAATTGTCAAAGGAATCTTTGAGGAGGCTTTTTATGAGGAACTCGCTGAATACAAACCAAGATTCATCGTACCTGTCGGAGGAACACCTCTCTCAATTATCTGCCCGACTACCATCGACAATCGAGATCACGAGTCTAAAATATCCAAATGGCGAGGCAGTTTGCTTACTTCGGAACTTCCCGATGTTAAATGGCCTCATTACGTCATACCAAATTTCCACCCTGCCTACATCTTGCGAGAGTGGTCTGATAGAGATGTCGCAGTTTTTATTTTGCGAAGGCTCAAAGAGGAGTATGATTACTTTGACAGAAACGGAAAACACCAACCCCTCCCCGAACGAGAGTTAATAGCCGACCCGTCGTTCGGCGAAGCAAAGGAGTATCTCAATGAATGTCTTGCTTGCGCTACACCCACCTCAGTGGATATTGAACTTTTGGCTCGTCGAGTTCCCATATGTATTAGCTTCTCTTTTAGTCGTCGTTCTGCTATCAGCGTGTCTTTGCTTGATGGGGAGGTATCTAATCTACGAGTGCTTTACCGACTCATGGATAGAATCCTTAGAGAGAAGAGAATTGTTGGTCAAAACTGGACGACTTTTGATGCTAATTGGATGGAAGCTATTGGGTTTAGCGACGGTGTGCATCTATGCGATGACACTCTTGTTCGCCATCATGTTTTGCATCCAGAGATGAGTCATAAGCTTGATTTTCAGGTGATGCAATATACTCGACAGCCCTACTACAAAGACGAAGGTCGTGGTTGGGTGATGCGAGATGGCATGATTAAGCTCAAGAGATACAACTGTCTCGACTCTTGTTGCACGCTCGAAGTTTACGAGGAGCAAGAAAATGAGTTTGCCGACAACCCCTCCCTACACCACTTCTACCGAGACTACGAAATGCCCCTCGCCCGAAGCTTTCATTCAGTTGACAAACGCGGGATACAGACCTCAGCTGAAAGTCTCGCCGCACTTCGTACAGATATTGTACGCGAACTGGGCGACAGGGTCGTATCCATCTCGACCTCGCTGGGAGGACGTCCTGTCGTATATTCAACAGACATGGCGAGTCGTTTGGCTCGGGAACTCAAGATTGATAGCAAAGCGATACTCAACATTGCTTCGGTCCCGCAGTTGAAAGAGGTACTCAAAAATGAACTCAAAATCAAGCTTAAGACAGACCGCAAAACAGGCAAAGAATCAACCGGCGAGGAGTCGCTCCAAGAAGCCTTCGCCGCTACAGGCAACCCTGTCCTTAAAGACACACTCCGGGTACGGGAGCTTAACAAGGTACTCGGAACTAATGTCGACGCCAGACTTGGCTCTGGAGTGCTGTATTCCTGTTACTCCGTCACGGGAACTGTCACTGGTCGTCGAGCATCTCGAAAGAATTTCCTCGGCCTCGGCTCAAACGGGCAGAACCAAACGAAGCATAGCGACCTCGGTGACAGGCTCCAACAGGTGTTCGTTGCTAGACCCGGTCATATTCTTATTGCTTGCGATCAAGCATCGGCAGAGGAATGGGTCGTCTGGGGCATTATTGCCGATGTTTCGGGCGTTGACAGAGGTATTCGAGAACTTCAAGACTCTATCAGTTCCGGGATTTCACGACATGCACGCCTCGCAAGTCAAATTTTTGGACTCCCTCTCGAAAAAACGAACGACAAAGAATGCTTAGAGTACTTCCTCGGCAAGAAGGTTCGACACGCCGGGAACTACG